CTTTACCTAAGTAAATTCCGCTTTCAGTTTCTTCTGGCTTCTCTGTATCAATAACTAATACATTATTACGCAATGGTTTATAATTCATATACACTTTCAAAAATGGTGCGTCGTGAGAGACTCGAACTCCCGACAGCCTGCGTGTAAGGCAGGAACTCTACCAACTGAGTTAACGACGCTAATGGTGGAGGTGACAGGGATCGAACCTGTTGTGACATAAGTCGGCGGATTTACAGTCCGCTGCCATACCATTACGGCGGCACCTCCATTGTGGCTCCCCGACCTGGGCTCGAACCAGGGACCTGCGGATTAACAGTCCGTCGCTCTACCGACTGAGCTATCAGGGAATATTTTATGCTACTTTAGCAATTGCTTCTCGCACATCTCGCAAGAGAGCATCGTCATCCCAAATAAGTTCTGTGCGACCATCAGGGTGTGTTATTACAGTTAGATGCGAACCGATGACAACCGTAGGTTCATCTTTTGCTTTTGTCTGTGCAACTTGTTTCTTGCGACTTGCCATAATTAAGCTTTGGTTTTTGCTTCTGCTCTAGCGTTCTTTTCCGCAGTGATTTCATTGCGTCTAGCTTTAACAGCCTTTGACAATTCACCTAGTGCTTTACGGGCACGTGTTCCTGCGGCACTATTGCCTTTTTCAAACTTCTCGTTCTCTGCTAAATAAGCATCGAGGTTTGTTTTAATATCATCATTAGCACTCATTTTATTTCCTTTTTAAAAATGGTCGGAGTAGAGAGGTTCGAACTCCCGACCCCCTGGTCCCAAACCAGGTGCGCTACCAGACTGCGCTATACTCCGTATGGTTGCGGGTCCTGGAATCGAACCAGGATCTAGAGCTTATGAGACTCTTGAGTTACCGTTTCTCTAACCCGCGGTATATTTATGGTGGAGGAGACAGGGATCGAACCTGCGACCTATTGCTTGCAAAGCAACCGCTCTCCCAACTGAGCTACACCCCCATATTGAAACACTCTTGTTCTCCATACCTTCTTAGTGATCAGTCCAAGGTCTTACTTCTCAGAACCTGCGTCCAGTTTAGAATGCTTCAATATGGTGCCCAGGGCGAGACTCGAACTCGCAAAATTTGGCTTCTAAGACCAACACGTATACCAATTCCATCACCTGGGCAATGCTCTACATCCTCCGGCGGTAATTATAGTACAAAAAGATATGACGCTATCATATCCCTCACACGTACCTTCCACCCGCTTCCCGACAAGGACTGCTCTCGTGTTGCCAACGGCCTTTTGGTAAAAAGACTACCACCCTTGAGTGACGAACTCACTTCGCTTCGTACGGGTCATACTATCCAGACGTTACTCCGGCGGGTTCTAGAATGGTTGGTCCCACTTTGAGGTGCCATTTAACTTAGACTTTCTTTATGCATTTATAGACTAAGACCATAACTTGGCGGTCTGTAGGGAATTCGAATCCCTCCTACAAGCGTGACAGGCTCGCGTGCTTACCGCTAACACTAACAGACCAAAAAATTTTATAATCGGGGATCTAAGCATATTTCACAAGACCGTCTCTTGTGCTGTTTGCTTCGACATTACAGGCCCACATACTCCAGCGTGACCACCGTATCAACCTTGCGGCTTCGTTTCCATCTTTCGTGTAATATAAAAGCTCTAATCCGTCGACTAGACCTACTTGTTATATTACCTACTGGTGCGGGTAACCCCGATTAATTAAATTAATTATAACATCTTGACACACTTGTGTCAAGCATTATTTGGAACCTAGAGTCAGATTCGAACTGACGATCTTACGGATTTGCAATCCGTTGCATTTGACCTCTCTGCCATCTAGGCGTACCATTATAAAGTGCTATCTGCCGATTTGTCAACAATGTAGCTAACACTGACAAGCGAATAGCAGTTATCTCAGGACCTGTTCCTCGCACAGTTAGGCCCGTATAGTGTTTGATCAGAACACATACCTTGATAACACTTTATAATGGCGTCCCGTACCAGATTCGAACTGGTGTGATCGCCGTGAAAGGGCGGTATCCTAGGCCTCTAGATGAACGGGACAATTGGTATCCAGTAGAGGTAACGCTCCTCTGTCTTTCGATTATCAGTCGAATGCTCTACTATTGAGCTAACCGGATACAATGGTATGCTAATTTTATAAAGAACTTAGCTTAAATAACGATCTATTTAAACTATATTATAACATCTTTTAGTACCCTTGTCAAGCAAAGGGTTACTATAAATTTTTGTTTCTTAGACAACTTTTATCATCTAAAAAACAATTATAACACCTTTTAGTACCCTTGTCAAATGAAGGGTTACTACAAAGGAAAACCCTCGGACTTTAGGGGTACCGAGGGTTTGTAAGATATCTAATATGAACTAATCTTTAACCCTCGTCTAAACTCCATGAATTTGTACGTGCTAATACCTCTGGCTGTCTGCCATAAGAAGTTTCGCATATAATAGGGTGATTAATTTTTAACATATAAAATATTTATACAACTTGAGGCGATTATAAATCATCTCTTAAAGATTTATTTGATTTAATTGCAGCATTTAGAACAGATAATGTTACACCTTGTTCTTCTGCAAATTTAGATAATGCCGCAGTATCTTTAGGGAAACACATTCCGCCAAATCCCATTTTACCATCTGGACCTGGTACTTGCATATGGCTTCTACCAATTCGATTATCTACTTTAACTAAATCCATTACAGTATCAAAATTACAATTAGTTTTATTTGCTAATGCAAATATCTCATTCATGAATGAAACCTTTGTCGCAAGGAAAGTATTAATAGTATACTTTGCTAATGCCGCTTCACCGATAGTACAATATGCAACAACACTAAGACACGGTTGACCTAAACGAATTAGGCGCTCTGCTTCTCTTTGATATGCAGGTATGTTACCACCGATGAACGCAAATTTCCCATCTATATAATCTTGTTCCGCTTTTGCTTCAGTTAAAAACTCTGGCGAATGTACTAGGTTAGGATATTCTGCACTTAACTTAGTATATACATCAATAGGTGCCGTAGACTTACTAATGATTACGCCTTTGTAACCTTTTAGTTTATCTAATACAGATAGCAAAATGCTAGTATCACATTTACCATCTGCACTTTGAGGGGTAGGTGTACAAATGAACACTCCATCACACTCAAACAAATCTTCATAGGTATGCGTTCCCTTTTCAGGATCACTATCTACAATATAAAGAATTGCTTCAGGTGCAGTCGCATTTGCAATCGCACCGCCTACAATACCTTTACCTATAATACCCACCTTGGGCATAGTATAACTACTTTTCATCTTGACCTAATCCTTATAATTCTAAAGGCAATGCTGCCCGCCTGATACATATTGACCATTGGGCAGCACGCCCTCTAAATTATAGTGGCGCGTCAGCAAGTTCTTTGATCTCTTCGATTTCGAGATCGTCCTCGACCACAGGCTTTGCAACTTTTGCGATCTTTGCTGTAGTTTGAGCAACTGCCTTGACTGGTGTAGCTTTAACCTTTGTAGCTTTAACTACTTTAGCCTTAGCCGGTGTACCCTCTTTCTTAGCCATCGTTTCGATGATAAGTTCTGTGTAGGGAACAAAGACACCGCCTGCATCTAGAAGATGCTGACAAGCCTCAGCCTTTGTCATTGCCTTGGGCAATTCGATAAGCTCGACCAAAGAGGTGTGCGTACCTTTAGATAAAATCTTAGTACGAGTAACAATGTCGTTTGCGAAACGAACCTTGGTTACACCATAGTGAGTAGAAACACCTGCAACTGTAAATTTAGACATAATCAATCCTTAAATAATATAAACAAAATCACCAAGAACAACCGTTCTCATAGTCTATTATATAGCCTTTTGCTAAGCCTGTCAAGCATAAAGTTTGCGATGTTGTTCATTTACAACACCAATTTAACCTTATTGACATGCTTGCAAGTTCTTCGGAATTGGAAACCGACGCAATCGCAAGTAACAAATCCTTCAAACGAAATGACATTGTATGTCTTTCCAGTCGATTTTGATTTGACTTTGAACAATCGTTCAAGGGTTCTTTTATCCGAAAATTCATGACCAACAATAAATCTTTTATTGATATGAGACACAGGATACATTGGGTTACCAGTATGAACAGACACATAGTCACTATCTAACCACTTTGGATTCGGTACAACTTTACCCTCAAAGGTATTGATGTCGAACTCTTGTCCAAGTATATTAGATCGCCATTTTGTAGTAATTGCTACAGATGACCCTACTGAAAAATTCATACTGTTTTCCTCATTGTTTCATTATTATAATGCCTTTTGGATCAGTTGTCAAGCCTTTTTTGTTCTTTTCAGCCAAAATAATACCCCAGATTATGGGGTATTATCAGATTAATATTAGTGATTATCTAATTGATTATCTATTATTGATCTTTTGATTTTCGAATTTCGTCGTCGTCGGTTATTTCTATTATTCCCTTATCCTCAAAAAAGCCAACTGTATCGGATATTCCTTTTTGATATCCATATGCTTTACACGCAAAGCAGGCAAGTAACATTAAAACAATTTGAATAACATCATATAAAGTAAAGGTAACTTGTTCCATTACTACTCCTTATAATTAAGATTGAACTACATGATTAAGTCTTCCACTCATCCAATTCATCGTCTGTTTCATACACGAACCAATCCTGTTGTTTCTGTCTAAGATTTTTAAACTGATCGTGTTCTATTAAAAATTTTGCAACTAGACTATTCTCTAAACCATATGCCTCAATTTCCCAAGGCTGGTCCCAGTAAGAATGATCTTCTTGGTATGTTTCCCCTCTCCAAATAGTTACATAGTTTCTTCTTAAATACCTATCCTTCATCTCGCCTTTAGCCCATTGTTTTAAATGAACCATTTCGTGAGCAAGAACCGTGAACATATGTATTTTCTTTTTTGTTCTGCTAATGTCAATATTAAAAGATCTAGGAGATACGGTACTATCTTCATCAATATCGCAGAACCCACCAGCATTGATTTGTCCTCTTTCTCTTATTCTAACCTGTACAGTTATATTTTTAGACAATTGCGGTGACAGTAATTTATCGGCAAATGAATGTGCTGCCAATTTCAGCATCTTTGTTAGTTGACTATCTTTAGCTCCTCTTACACTAACTATCATATCATTACCTTTCTGATAATTTACAATATTATTTATGTCACTTTGTTTCTAATATTGATTTCAAAAATGCTTGTTTTCTGATTTCTGCAATCGTTGCATCCTGTAGGCCACCTTCTACTCTAGTAGTTTTTTGTGCTTTTGGAAACATATCAAGAACGTTCATAGGTATAGGTGAATCAATTTCAGCAATTTCTGGCAATGGTTTATTTTTTAGTCTTGTAGATGATAAAAGAGTGCCTGTTAGTTTTTGCATTTTATACCCTTATTTTAGTAAAGTCTCTTGTTGCTTTTTCAAATGGTTTCCTAGGTGTGTTTGTAGGTGCCCACTTGGGTTGTTCTTCTTTCATTCCCGAATCCATAATATTTTTCTGTGCAGATTGTTCCAAATCATATAACTTCATCTTTGCTCGATCTACACCAATGACAAATCGTTTATATAATGTAGGATCGTTATATCGATTCTTCAATTGCTTAACCATGATCTGATTCATTTGCTCTAATTCTTCAGTTGAAATTAAAGCAAACATAAAGTCAACAGTTGCAGGCAACCCGAACGACTCAGATGTGTCTGTTAGTTCAACATCTGTATTACCATAACCACTACGAGTTGTCTGTGTTGCTGATAGAATAGGAACATTTTCCTCAACCGCCAACCCACGAAGTTCTTCAGCAATAGATTTAATTAACGTATAGGAATTAATATTTGATCCTGCTTTGAATCTAGAACTTGCACAGATATTTAAGTAATCAATAATAATGACATCTGGCTTAAATTGTTTTTTAAGTTGTAGTTCATTTAACAACGCCTTAAAATGTCCGGTGTGTGCACCAGTTGTGGGATACTCTTTAATAATTAAAGTACCTTCAGTCTTGCCCCTGATCTTTTCAATCCTGCTATCAAAAATTGCTTTAGGCAAATCTTTAAGCTGATCCATAGTGATGTTCATTAGATTAGCATCAATACGTTCTGCAATTCTTTCCTCAGCCATCTCTAAAGTAATATACAAAACATTTTTGTTCTGTGCCAAAACAGATGCCGCAACGTGACACATAAACAAAGACTTACCAACGCCTGTACCTGCAAGGCAAACATTCAATGTCTTATTAGGCATGCCGCCGTTTGTAATCTTGTTAAAATAATCTAAGTCAAAAGGAATTCTCGTTTCTACTCGATGATAGTATTCATACCGCTTATCTGCACTATCAATATAATCATGACCAACATTATTGTCGAAGCACACTCCTAAAGCATCCTGCAATAATTGCGGAATACCATCTTCAGACTTTCCCTTGTCTCTACCATCAATGATAGCAATGGATGAGAGGATAGCATTGTAAATTGCTTTGTCTTTGCAGAACTTTTCAGTTTCTTTATATAACCAATCTTTATTATGTTCCGTAGGATCTAAGTTGTGAATTGCTTCTACAACTTCTTTATATTGATCCTCACTCAACGATTTGTCATTTTGTGCCGCAATCGTTAATGCATCTTTACTCGGAATAGAATTGTATTCGTCAATAAAGCTTTTAATTTTATCATACAGAATTTTATCTGTGTTATCTAAAAAATAATCCCGCTTTAGGAACGGGATTACTTTTCTCATGAATTCATCGTCATTCGCTAGATTCTGTAGAATTACGTTTTCGATTTTCGAAGTCATTAAGTGCTTTCTCTAAAATATCCATTACAACTAAATTCAATGTCTTATCAAATTCTGGGCCTTCAATATCTTCGGCCTTTTTACCTTCGGGTGCTTGAAACACGGTATAGTCTAAAACCAATTGTTCCGAAGCATCCTTCATATCAAAATCATTAAAGGCGATTGCTGTTCCTATGAACTCACCTTCAAGAATTTTTACGCCCCAAAGAGCGTTATCTTTATCGTTAATTACCCAAGGCTCATACTTCACTAGCATTCTCAAACTCCTCATCTATTGCAACTTGATCCATATCATTTATCATCATATCATTGCTTGCCATTTTATAGCGCGCTTCGATAAACTCTCTAAACTCTTTAGAAGTTAAAATAGGCATCCAGAACTCTTTAGTGTATGTGTCTTTCAAACGAACTTTTTGTTCTTGTCCCTTTTTAGAGTACCAGCCGTTAGATGGCTTAATAACAAATCCACCTTCAAGTGCAACATCTAAAAGACCAGACCAAGTACTAATACCACCTTCGAATGTTACCTCAACAGGAATCTTAGATTTCTCTCGAACAAATCTAGACTTCTCAACATTAATGATAAAGTTATATCCAATAATATCTGTACCATCTTTTTCTTGTTGACGACCAATAATAAAGATATTGTCTGCAGAATAATAAATGCCTGTGCCACCAGACACAATCTGTTTAGGGAACAATCCCATTTCAGAATATGTATGATTAACAACAATCATCGGAATATCTTTGATCGTTAAGTGAGGTGTTACCATTCTAAACAAAGATTTCATCTGTTTAGCACGAGTCATATCTGCAACAGACTTACCTTCAAGGGCATCTTCAACTTCTTTCTTAGAAGCCAAATTACCTACAGAGTCAATAATGATAATGACATGATCGCCACGCTCAATATTATTAATCTGAGACATTGCATCAAATTTTAGTTGCTCTATGTCCGTGATGGGAGTATGGAGTACTCGATTGGTATCGATCCCGAAAGAATCAAAATAAGACTGAGGGCTACCAAACTCAGAGTCATAGAATAAAACAATAGCATCTTCATATTTGTCCAAATAAGACTTCGCCAATAACAACGAGAACGCTGTTTTAAAATGTTTAGACGGACCGGCAAAGACAGTAAGTCCAGGTGTTAAACCACCTTCTAAACTACCCGAAAGGGCAACATTAATCATCGGAACGGTTGTCTGAATCATGTCCTTTTTATTAAAGAACTTTGATTTATTAAGAACTTCCGTTTCTTTGATTGTAGAATTCTTTTTCAATTTGTCAAGTAAAGACATTGTATCTCCTTAAGTAATACATTATTATATAATAAACATAGCAAAAAGTCAATAGTTAGTTGCACCAACTTTGTTTTGCATCTCCATAATATTCTCTAGCAAATCCGTTTTTAATTAATTCAGACCGCAAACTTGTTCCGTTTAAAATAATATCACCCAAAACTCTGCCACCAAACTTGTCCCAACCGTATAATACAACTTGATGTTTCTGTGTGCTTGCAATTGCATTCTTTGTAAATGCACTAGCTGCTTCTCCTCTTTGTTTTTCGGAATCACATTGTCCTCTGAATCCTTTTTCTGGAGTGTCGACACCAAAAATACGAACAGCCAATTCAGGCTTTAATGGTGGAGGCAAATACGGTGCAGAAATGACTATAGTGTCGCCGTCGGTTGCTCGTATAATTTTAGCATCATATGTTACTCCTTTGGGAGTCTTTTGTGCATAAGCTAAAGATGCACAACATAAAAATGTGAGTGTTAGTAATAATTTTTTCATCCGAATAATCCTTCTAAAGTTGCTTGCGGCTTTGCCGACCAACCAATACCATCTAAAATTGTGTTCATGGGTTCCAAGAATGATTTCTCAAACATTGTCTCATAATCAGCATATTTTAATAAATCAAATTCGGCGGGAATGACACTAGTAAAAGCTATACAATTTTCGCCGATGGTATTTGGTTCTTTTAAATAAATGAATTTGATCTTATCGCCTTCTTTAATTCTTTCATATTTTTTACTTAAATCATATTTGTCTAAATAAAAATTATAGAGCAGGGCTCCCCTTACGTGCATAGGAGTTGCTTGTTTATATATATTTGCCCTGTCAGTATATTTATCTAATCCGTTGACACCCCTAGGGAAAGATATGTCTTCGGGTTTCATCTTTCTATATTCTGCTTGAAAGTTCCTAATATATTCTTGAATCTTATCTTCTGTAGATGTCAGTGCAAGTTTAACAGCTTTTCGCAAACCTTCTCTAATAGGTTCGGGAGTAGATGACCTAACAATCTCCAATCCCATGACCTTCAATTTTGGTTCTGCGTATTTCACACCTTCATTATTATAAACATTCAGAGCGTATCTTTTCTTAGCAACCCACACACCTGTTTCCGCAATCGCTTCTCGCTTGAAGTAAATCTTTTTATCAAATGCATTAGTATATTCTGCCATTTCATTACAGACTTTGTTCAATACTTCTTGAATCTTTGCTTCACACACTTGATCCAAAATATCTACAATTTTATCTGGAGATTGATTCTTGTAAAACTTTTCAACTAAAGGAGCAAAGGTAACATAACAAGAGTCTGTATCTGAATAAAAAGAATAATTGTAATCTGTTGTACCACATACTTTATTCAAATATGCATTTAGCGCAACACCGACCTTCTGAATAATATATTGTCCTGTTAGAGTAATACCTTCAGCAATATTGTCATCATAAAATCTAAAGAATTCATTTGCCATTGCTCCGAATAATGAATTCATCTGAATCTTTCGAGCCATCTGAAAATTGTTATACTTCGAAATCTCTTTTTGCCAAATAGGATCTTTTGTTTCTTCATACTTGGTCTGCGCTGCCAACATTAATTTCTTATACTGTGTGCGATCATCGAATAACTTCTGAACAATCTCAGGAAACACTCCCTGCTTTGTTCTGGTAAAACATCTACCATTCGCCGCCATACAATAATCTTTATTTGTTAAATCAGATGTATCCTCTTTGCCTGCAAGAAGATCTTTCATTAGTACATCAAAATATTTAGAATCTTTAACAAGAGTTTCTGGCGACATATTATATTGCATAATAATACTAGGATACAAACTTGTCGCATCAAATGACACTACCCAATTATATTTGCCTGGTCTTGGTTCTTGTACATATGCGCCTGCAATATTTCTACCCGCTTTGTGTTCTCGCTGATGAACAATAATGTTTTTCTTGAGCAACTGATTATAAAGAATACAATCCCAAGTTCTTACTGCAGAGAAAATATCTACATAATTACATTTAGCATCATACGCCATTGTCATAATCAATTCAATAAGACGCATCTTATCTTCAAGACGATCTACAAGTTCGCAGTCAATGACGTTATACTCTACAAACTTTTGCCAATTGCCTTTGTAGAATGCAGTAAAAGAATCAAACTCATCATACGATAACTTCTCTCTGCCCAATTCTACTTTGGCAATGTGATCCAATTTATATGTTTCTTGCGCAGTATAAGTAAACTTTTTATACAAATCCAAATAGTCAAGAACAGCAATGCCTAGAATTTCAAAAGCAACACTTTCTTTTTTCATTCTGGTGATTCGTTTTTCGTTAACTACTTTCCAGGGAGAAAGTCGTTTCAAGTAATCTTCACCTAACATCTTATTGATTCGATTACACAGATACGGAATATCGAAAAATTCCACATTCCAACCCGTAATGATGTGAGGATGATCTTCATTGATATATTCCAAAAATTGCTCTAATAGATCAACTTCGTCATTGCAATGAATGTAGGTATGTCTGTCGTTTACTTTTTCGCAAGGATTTACGCCAAAAGTAGTTACTCGCTTTGTTTGATAATCTTGAATGGAGATTAGCAGTATCTTTTCTTGCGGATTCGTAACATCGGGAAATCCCAGATCAGCAGTGGTCTCAATGTCAATTGTCCAAATATTGATCTGCGAAATATCAAATTCTACATCATCTTTAAAGGCAGACGATATATATTGATATGCGTAGTTCGTGTTGCCGAAAATCGGGAAATTTTCGACTTCTTTATATCTAGACACGTAATCCTTGGCCTCATTAATACTTTCAAATTTAATCTCACCCAGAGGTTGGCCAAAAAGTGACTTATACTTAGATTCATTGGCCGATTTTGCGAACAAAGATGGTTTGAACGGCACTTTATCTTGTACTTTATGTCCGTTATTTACCCCACGTACAAGAATATTGTTACCATATTGGTTGACGCTAGTGTAAAATTTCATGAGACATTCCTAAGGACATAAATAATAGAGTTAATTATAATATGTATCAGGAGATAAATCAATAGAAAATCAACAAAAAGGATAAAAAAATGTTATGCAAAAAGGTTGCTGCAATGGCACTTTTTGTTATGATGTTTGGAACCGTATCGGCTCAAACGACAAGTGGAACCTCTAGCACAACTGGAGGAACAACGACTGGGACTACAAGTCTCATCAATCAAGGAACTTACGATAGTAAGTCATTAGTAGATACAAATAGCACTTCAAATAGTGTCAGTACCGTTAACAGTAATAGCAATGCTACAAGTACAAGCACTGCTACAAGTAATTCAACTGTTAATAGTACCTCAGTAAATACCAATAACAATAATAGTGCAAGTACTAGCACAAGCACAAACGTTAATACTAACAACAATATTAACAGCGGTACTCAGACGTTGAATAACAACAACGTCAATTCTGGTACAATGACGTATAATAACAATAACGTCAACACCGGCACAATGACGAATAATAACAACAATGTTAATTCTTCAACCGCCACATCAAGTAACACTAATGTTAATACAAACAATAACATTCAAAGTGGCACATTAACAAATATTAACCAAAACACAAGTGCAGTTACAAGCACAAACGTTAATACAAACAATAATGTGAATAGCGGTACTCAGACTTTTAACAACAATAACGTCAGTACTGCTACAACGGCAAACACCAACGTAAACACAAACAACAGTGTGAATACTGGTGATATGACTAATAGAAATATTAATACGTCAACTCTCTCTAGCACCAATGTAAATCAAAATAACAATGTGAATACTGGTGATATGACTAATAGAAATATTAATACTTCTACAAGTGTCAATACAAATAATAATATTCAAAGCGGTAGCATGACGAATATTAATCAAAATTCTAGTACTAGCAATAATACAAACACAAATACTAACTATAATGTAAATAGTGGTACGCAGACATTCAATAATAACAATGTCAGTACTAGTAACGCCGTTAATACAAACAATAATATTAACAGCGGCACTATGACGTATAACAATAACAACGCAAGCACTGCTACAAATAATAACAACAATGTTAGTACATCTACCAATACTAACAACAATGTGAATAGCGGCGATATGACTAACCGTAATATTAACACGTCAACTGCAACAAGTACAAGTAATAATACTAATGTCAATCAAAACGCGAACGTCAACCAGAATATCAATTCTGGCGAAATGACTAATATTAACAAAAATGAAACTACAATTACTCAGAGAGTAATTCAACCCCCACCAACAGCAGTTGCACCAGCAATGATGAGCGGTGGTAATAATGATTTGTGTTCAACTGGATCATCTGGTTCTGTACAAACACAAATCTTCGGTGTTTCATCTGGTGGTACAATTAGAGATTTAAATTGTGAAAGATTAAAACTTTCTAAGACTCTTTTTGATATGGGTATGAAGGTAGCCGCAGTTGCCACAATGTGTCAAGACCGTAGAGTGTTTGATGCAATGATGGCAGCAGGTACACCTTGCCCATATGATGGTAAAATTGGTGAACAAGCTAAAGCAGCATGGGAAGAAAACAAAGATAAAATTCCTACAATAGAAAAAGAAAAGAAATATGAAACTGCTAAAAACATTGGGCTTGGCTCTTTGCTCAGCATTATTGTTCACAACGCTTTCAAGTAAAGCACAGACACTAAACCCCGGGCAAGTTTACACCACGGGGAATATTGTTCAAGATACTCCCTATGGTGGACCAACACCTTGGGTTGGCGGTGTTTATCAGAACCAATTAACTTGTTGGGGTTGGGGTGATCCTGGAAACTGCGGACCAAACCCAACTGTTCGTCCTGGCGGGTTTATTAACTTCTCTTACGGTACAACAAACTTATATCAAATGCAAGCAATTGCCAATGTTCTACCAAACAGTGGAACTGGGCTTTCAGTAAACGGATATAATTTTGGATTTACCGCAAAGAATGGCAATGGATGGGATGATGGAAGAATGGACTACCTTACTGCGTATGTCAGCTTCTATGATCCAAAAGGTTCTACTGTATTCAATAAAAACTATGATTTGAATTCTAGGTTCAACTGGACTACATTTAATTATGCCGAAACATTTAATACCCCATTTGCATCTAAAGATTTGGGTAGCGTACAGTACGGTTTTGTTGGGAGAGATAATAATTTCTGGGCAGGCCCTTATGGGCCAGAAATTTATAATGTTAATTTTAGTTTAAAGTACAGTGTTGACCCGTGTGCTTCCAATCCACTATATTCCCCTACTTGCAAAGGTTACTTAGATGCGCTTGCTAAGTTAGCTCCTGTTCCTACAACATCTCCTTTACTACTCGAACCAGTTCCTTTAGCATCAGCTCCACCCCCATCACCTGGTGCTACCCCTCCCCCGGGTTCTACCCTGGTTCAAGAATCTTACCAGCAACCACAAACAGGCGCTACCCCTCCTCCTGGGTCATCGCCTCAACAGGCTTCTGCTCAACCTAGCACAAATAACCAACAACCTAAGGTAGGTGAAGTTGCGGATGCTGGTGGCGGGGGTAAAAGTTCATCGCCTGTTTCGTTATCATCTGTTTTGAGTATGATAGGATCAAATCAAGAAAAAACTGCAGCATTAGAAAAGTCAGTAGTACAAGCTGCGGATGCACAGGCATTTTCTGCAGGAGAAACAGCTAAACAAACAGCAGAAAAAATTGCAGGTGAAGCACAATCACAAAGTATATCTATTGGTAATTCACAATCTGCAGGCACTGCTCAAGCATCAAGTACACAATCCGTTTCTGGCCCGGGGCAAAATAGTGGACTTCCATTACAAGGAAACTTACAATCTAATACAATGTTTAGTTCTGCTAGATTAGAACAATCATTATCAAGTGTCAATTCGGGACAATCATCATCTAGTTCTAGTATTAGTTTTGGTATGCAACAAAATACGCAGAATGATACAAAACAAGATTTTGTTTTTAATGTACCTCAAACTATTGCATATGTCCCTAAAGTTGAATCTTCAAATAAATTAGAAATCAATACAAGCGTGCAAATGCCAAAATATGAACCACCTACAAATAATGAAAATATGGGATTGCAGGTTCCCATTACTACTGTAGGCAGAACTCAGTTTGAAAATAAACAAGAAAATACTGCAACAATACAAACTGCAATTCTTCCACCTATTAAATATGAGCCACCAAAAATTGAAAATACTGCAACAACCTTTACTCAAATAACACAGTATCAACCTCCTGTAATAAAACAGGATATAATTGTATCAATGGTTTCAACTCAATCAGTAAATTATAGTTTGATTCCCCCGACGAGACAGCCTCAAGTACAAATGGAAATGCCAATATTAGAGGGCATTAAATTTAGCGGAAATAAAAGTGCTGTAGAATCTGCAATAGAAACAAGACCAATTATACTTCAAACATCTACAGGACAACAAACTGATACGGTAAAAAAGAATGTACAAAACAATGAACTTGCTGGAGGTGTGAGCATTGAAGCTATTGCAAAACAACCTACAAACTATGCACAATATTTTACAATGATACCAGACGTTGCATTCTATGCGCCAAAAGAAATTTATAAAAATCAGAAAACAATTGATAACGCAAGAGCTTTAAGATTACTTAGCTCTGATAGATTACATCAACAAATGATTGACAAGCAATATAAACTAGGAGAGTAACATGGTATATGGTGTTTATTTAATTATAGGAATTGGGATCGGATTATCATTTACAAGCATTATAAAAAGCAATAGTACAAAAGTACAAAATGCTAAAGATAATCTCGAAGCCAAAAAAGAATGGATAAGAATGGTTTCACAACGAAAGAAATAAAATGAGCACTTCAGCTTTCGTATTAGGATTTTTTGTTGCTCTTGGAGGTTGGACAGCGACAAAACTTACCAACCGTGTGGACAAAATAATTGATCCACCCAAATTAGAAAAGCAAATCGAAGATAAAATCGACAAACCAAAAGTAGAAAACAAAGATAAGGAAAAAGAAAATGTCGGAACAAATTAAAGACGTAAATGCAAAGATTGACGAAGCCGAAGCAGCAATGAAAAAATATGCCAGCAAAGATACCGTTATCAGTATTGGCGGCTACGAATTTACACCCGCTAAACTAATGGTAGCATTTACATTGGTATCATCTACACTGGGTGGACTATATGGTGCTTTTGAAGTTTACAAAGACTATCAAGGCATGAAGAAAAAGATTGCATCATATGAAGCACCTGATCTAAGTGGCTTTGACAAGCGCTTGGCAGTCATCGAAGAGAACAGCCAAAAAGGTGCCGACTATACTCGCGATATTAAAGTTGATTTGAAGAATGATATTCGTCGCAATGAAACAGTTACGGAACAAGTAGAACGTAGTGTTAAGAATGCACAACGTGAAACTGAAAGTGAAATGCGTGATATGCGTAAAGCTGTTCGTGAAGACTTAGAACGAGCACGAACAGAAGCTGCCGCAATACGTAAAGACATGGAATCTACACGTAAAGAAATTAACAGTGAATTTACTGCGGCACGTAGAGAAATTAATCGTGAAGTTGAACAGTTAAAGAAAGAAGTTGATAGCAAGATTCAGAAGGCTATTGACAATCCATTGGCAAACAAATAATGTTTGGAACCGCTTTAGCCCTTTATATGTACGTTAAACAACCTGAGTGTATTAGATGGACTTGGAGCGGTGATGTATATAATAGAAAAGTGATTTGTTTGGAGTGGCGCAAAAAAGACAAAGAGGAGAAGAAAAAATGATCGATCCAATGACAGCACTTGCAGGTATACAGTCTGCAATAAGCATGGTTAAAAAAGCTAGTAAAGTAGCGAATGACCTAGGTTCCCTTGCCCCAATGATTGGGAAAATGTTTGATGCTAAGAGTACTGCCACAAAAGCATTAATTGAAGCCAAAAAGTCTAAGAAAGGTTCCAACATGGGAACCGCTCTTCAAATTGAAATGGCTTTAGAACAAGCCAGAGCCTTTGAAGAAGAACTTAAAATGCTCTTTATGCAGACAGGAAAGATAGATGTCTGGAACAAGATCAAAGATCGTCAAGCAGAAATGGATGCAGACGATGCACAAGAAATAAGACTCTTTAATGCTGAAGAACGTAAGCGTAAGGAAAGAGAAGCAGAGTTAAATGAATGGGCGGTAATAATAGGCGCGGTTGCATTTATCGTATTCATATTCGCTATTGGTAGCTATGAACTTATGCAGTTTTGTCAAACAGGTAATAGGTGCGGACGATGAACGAATATCAAAAGACTTTTGATCTATCATTAAAGATATTTGTATATGGATGGGTGGCATTATATTTCCTAGGATTTCTTAAATTTCTACCAGACGATTTGTCAGACAAAATAGTCAACGGACTAATAGGTAGATTTTTACCAGGATAATATAAATAAAAAAGATTAACAAAGGAGACAGTAAAAATGGCATTAATTGATTCAGTATTAAATTTAATTAACAAACAACCTAAAGACCCGGATGCACCAAAACCTCCGGTCGGATCTCGTAGCGAGCGCGAAGCAAAATTAAAAGATAAAGCCGGTATGGTTATTTCTGTATTTGCACTATTGCTTGCTGTCAATGCTTGGTATGGTGGTACATTAAGTAGCTTAACATTGGGTAACACGATTAAAGCAAACAACGTCTGGGCATTCTATCAAGCTAAGAGCATTAAACAAACTTTAGCAGAGCAATCATTAGACGATGCTACACATCGCGGCGAGAAAGAAAAGATGGCTAAACTGCAGGCCAAGATTGATCGTTACGAAAGTGATCCTGCTAGCGGTGAAGGTAAGAAAGAGTTAATGGAAAAAGCTCGTATATTAGAAGCAGAGCGAGATGAGGCTAAGAAACGTAGTCCATGGATTGGATATGCAAGCACTATGTACCAATTAAGCATTGTCGTATTATCCGCAAGTATTTTAGCAGTTAGTATGGGTATGTTCTGGGGTAGTTTCTTTGTTGCGGGCTTAGGCATATTGCTTTCAGCTCAAGGCTTATTCCTTTGGTTCTAAAAATGAAAACAGAACTACTATTAGAATTTGCAAAAATATCTGCAACTACCTACGACAATCCCGATGCGTCAACTGCTAAGTTCAAAGCACTAGGATATAAAATTATTAAATTCTTTAACATTGATGGTGCGCAAGCATACCTGCTAACCAATGGCACAATAACTGTGCTATCATTTAGAGGTACCGAAGTAACCGAAAAGTCAGATGTGCTAGCAGACTTGAAGTCTGGTAAGAACATTGAAGCCTGCGGTGGCAAAGTACACGTAGGTTTTAAAGGTGAGATCAACAAGATATGGCCCAGTATCTCTAAAGAGTTAGAAGACAATCCAGGTAATATCTATGTAACTGGGCACAGTCTCGGTGCTGCTATGGCTACTATCGCCGCTAGCCGCATACAAGATCGCGTAACTGCATTAATAACATTTGGAAGTCCTAGAGTTGGCAATGGCGAGTTTGTCAAGAGCTTAACTGTAGACCACTATAGAGTACAGAACAACTGCGATGATGTAACCAAAGTCCCATTTAGACTTATGGGATTTAGACATCATGGAACTCATATGTATATGAATTTTTATGGCAAGTTTAGAGATCTAACCCCGTGGCAGCGAGTAAAAGACATGGCTCGCAGTAGACTTCGAGCCAGAGCAAAAGGACAAAAGTTTATTGGTGTGTTTGATCACCTGATGGCCAACTACATTAGTAAATTAGAAAAACAGTAAATTTTAAAAACTATACATAAAAAATGGCGGGGTAACCCGCCATTCCTACCTTTGCATTAAGGTGCTTTAGGTATAGTCCTTGGTCTAGGAATATCCCCGGACACAATCTGAATACCTGTACCAAAGATTGCATTGTATTGATTATATACATCATCTTGTAGTTCAGCATTCCACACAATAGATCGTTTATCAATATGAATAATATGATCTTTAGTATATCCTGCATAAGGAATCAACGCCATCGAATGTTGGTCGGGTGTTGATTTAGAATTAACTAACATAACAGCACAAGGCTTTTTAACAATTACTTTGTTTTGTTCATATTTTGTGTCACCGACAATCTCTTCACCGGTAACTAATTTAATCACTTCAATCATTTTCTTCTCCAGTTGTTGGGGGCCGAAGCCCCCGTTATTAATACCAAACTCTTATATTTTGTATAACAGATAAATGTCTAACTTCTAGCCATTGATCACAATACTCTATAAAAGATTTTAGTAATTGCTTAGACAAATTAGTCACCTCGGAATTCTAATTTACTTCTTCGTGTGGATAATCTTTGTCGTACTTCTTGAACTATTGCTATAAAAGCTTTAATGAATTTCATATTAAACCTCTACGCATTAATGTATCTACTCTGTACTGCAAATCTTTATGATCTACTGCATCTTTTAAATACATTTCAACTTCATCTTGATATGAAGGTTTAAACGCCTTGCTTACCCATGACCAAAAGTCTTTCATCGAAGGAACATGAACTCCCTCAAATTCTTTTAGATCATTTTTCATTATAGATTCCTGCCTTCTGGATCTTCTGTAAGTAACTGTGGCTTAGATTTTTTTACAGTCTTTGCCTTTACTTCAGAGTCTTTAACTTCAATTTTCTTTGGCTTCTTGTGTTCCGGAATAATTCTTTCCAAAAATACTTTAAGCATACCATTGAACATTTCAGCATCTTTAACTTCAATCTGATCTTCAAGTGCAAATGTACGAGTGAATGCTCTGTTAGCAATACCTTTGAATAAGAAGTTTTCTTCCTCTTCTGTATTTTGTACATTGCCTTTGATAATCATTTTGCCGTTATCAAGTTCAATCTCAATGTCCTGTTTGCCAAACCCGGCAACTGCGACTTCAATAACGTAAGTGTTATCGCCGGTTTTCTTAATATTATAAGGTGGATAATTTGGAATGCTCTTTGTTAGATCATCATGAATCTTAGCCATCTTGTTGAATTGATCGTCAAAGCCAACATATAGTTTATCAAAGTCTTTGAACATATCACGACCGAATACATCTTTAACAAATGTCATATTACTCTCCCTTTTTATTAGAGATACCGCTAATTGCGTTAGCAAAAGTTTCTGAAGCAATGTTCATTACATCGTTAGAAGTCTTGGCGACTTGCTTTGTAAAAACACGTTGTGCTTCAACAAAATCGATTAGTGGTTTTTGAAGGGAATCTTCCTTGACTGTTTGTTTGAGGAAGTTGATTTTGGCGTTTTGAATTGAATCGATAGCCATGTTTGCGTAAAACATATAGTTCTCCTATTAAGCGAGTTTTAAAATTTGCTACCCCGAAGGCATAGCGTTGATCCTGCTTACTGACTACAGGGGTACCATACGTTGTACCAGCTTTAGACGTTCCCAAGGTAGTGGGATTAAAATAGGTCGGCTTCTGGTTTATACAGCCCACACCGATTGCTGCGTTTCCCATCCCGGGGATATTATTATTTAGTGCTAACAGCTAACTTTTTCTTGCCAATGTTATACTTTGTTTCCATTTTCCACTCATCTTTTTCCTTGTGGGAAATAACCTTGATCTGTGAAAGTGGAGCATAATCTAAGAAATGTTCTGGATTATTAATCTTAACCAAGCCCCAATCTACTAGCAGCTTAGCAATAGTATTTCTTCTTTGTAAATCGTTGTCTGATAGATCAGCCGTTTTTCCATCTAAAGCAAATAGCTCTTTAAAGTGAACAATAAAGTATCTGCCTTGCTTGTGTAGTATGTGGCAAGATTGATATAGTATTTTATCTTTTCTAGAAGCGACACCGATTCTAGTTAGAGTTTCTCGTACTTTTAAAAAATCATCCGGTTCAGCTAATATGACTTCTAAGGGATGATACCCAGGGAAGTCAATGTTTATAATGTCAGTAGTCATTCTTACCACCTTTTGTTATTCTTTTTCTCAATTCAATAATAATCGAGTCATTGAGCAGTGGTAACACTTGTTTGGCTTTTTCTGTGCTGTAGCCATAGTATTCTTTTACAACTTCCAAGTCATCGATTTTCTCAGCCTTGATCCATTTATTGAATCTTTTTTTGGGCCTAATAATATTTATAAGAAAATCAAATTGTAGGATTTTGTCAAGATGGGGTCTAGAATTCATCTCATTTGCAGGAATTACTGTATCATGCCCGTAAGATAGACCCTTATTAATGATATATGGATTATATTGTTTCTCAGACCAATCATCTACAATCAAGTTATCTTTGCTATAATGTATAGCATTGATAAAATCAAAGGGAGAAATTGCAGGAGCCTTATATGGAACTTCTGCTGGTTTTTCGACAGGGGTTCCAAATAGACTCATATTACCATCCTAATAAGACCAATAGTATCTATGGTAGTAAGCAAGAGATAGTTGGCCAACATACCAAAAGATTTACGAGTCCAAGCAGCCCAAGCATAGAGACCGCAGCCGATAATCCATATAGGATAAAGAGTAAGAAGGGGCGGAGTGGGGACAGTAACAGCCATGGTAATCGAACAACCAATACTAATAGCCCAAGCAACAAGCTCAACGATAAAGCGAAAAGGATGAGAATTAAAATCATCTTTTATCCAATCAAATGTGGGTTTCAATAAATCGTTCATTTAAATTCAACCGCTGCCATAATTTCTGTTAGACAAGCTACAAGATTGATTTCTTGATCTGCGCAAAATGCCGCTTTATACTGATAATCTGCAAGCAATAGAACAAGCTGTGGTACTTGTGTTACATGATCGGTCAATGTATCATATAATTTTCTAAAGATTGTTTGTGGATCATTGTCAATATTATTAACAACCCACGTACGCATCTTTTTCCAATCGCCATCTTTTAACGATGAGATTAGTTCTTGCATATTAGATTCGCCGAGACTAACAAAAATACCCTCATCAATTTTACCAGATGCACTGTATCTCTGAAGTTCATTTAGAACTCTTCGATAATCAGGGAAATGCTTCTCAATCACTTTTGCTATGACTTTGCCATCCGATTCGATATTCTCAATTGCCATAATTTCCATGACACGCTTAAAGAATGCGGATGCAATCTTTGGCTTTTCACTTTTAGGCAATTTAAATTCGATGACCGCTGTTCTAGAATGAAGCGGAGGAATGATTCGATTCTTAAAGTTACAAGTAAGAATGAATCTGCAATTTGACGAGAATTCTTCAATGAATGCTCGCAATGCAGGTTGTGTCGAATTAGGATTAAGATAATCCGCTTCGTCTAGAATAACAACCTTTGGCTTGCCACTGAATGATACAGTAGATGCAAACTGTTTAATCTTTGTACGAAGAACGTCAATACCAGATTCTTCCGAACCGTTAATGATGATATAATCTGTTTCTAATTCTTCACACAATGCTCGGGCAATAGTGGTCTTGCCCATGCCGGCTCCACCACACAATAACATATTTTGAATCTCACCTTTAGACAACATCTCCTGAAAGATGTGTTTTTGGTCTGCAGGTAAAATACAATCTTCTAATGTGAGTGGTCGATACTTCTCAACCCACAAAAACTCATTTTCACGATAATCCATAATAACTCCATAATATTAAATTTTACGCCAAATGTCATTCTCTTTGACGTACAGCTTTCCGTCAGGTCCAACCTGCATCTTAGCTTGCACACGTATTTCAGTCCCGGGTTTATAATTAGGGCCGATACCAGAAACTATAAACTGCCCATAGGGACTAAAAGCTGGCGGTGGTATCTTTTCACCGTATGTTGCTTGTAATGAAAGAACTGGTTGTTCATCTAATTTGTCAGATAACTCTTTAGACGCTAGTTCATCGGGTGCAGGCATAAGACGCTCTTTGGCTTCTTTGTAACCTGCAACACCTACACCAATTAGGCCTATTAGGCCTAGGCCTTTAGCAAATGATCTACGACCTACGGGATTCATTATACCACCGAATCGGGTTCCATAGCAATGAAATATTCAATTGCTTTTGTAGCGTGTTGGAAGTGAAAAGCCTTCTTCTTAGAAATTGTAACTGTATATGCATCAGGGAAGATTTTAAAGTTCTCAACTGCCATATGACAATCAAAAGAATGCTCGCTCTTGCCAATTACTTTTTTGTAGGTATTTGCTGTGTCGTTTTTCTTATCACCGATAGTTAAAGAAACGTCGTCACCTTTACTGGAGATTGTTATTGTAGGTGAGCTAGTGATAGCAGCTGCCTTCATAATCATATTAACATCTTCAGATGAGAGTTTAAACTGATAGTGATTATCAATCTCAATACTCTTGTCTGGTGCCGCAACAATAACTGTTGGGCTAGAATAGAAGTACTCAAATTTGCCGTTGTCTTTGGAGATGTTTAGGCTTTTATCACCAAACTCAACATTTTGATTTTCCATTAATGTTAGCAGTGCCAACAAAGAGTTCAAATCATATACAGCTACTTCTGTGGGGAAATCTTCTACGACTTCAGCCTTAGCAAAAATGTTTTTTGCTGTACTAATTGTAGATAAAGTCTTACCTTTGCGAATCATAATATTACTATTAATCGCCGCAAAGTTCTTCAAGATTTGGATTGTTTCATTACTTATTTGCATTATTT